GGTTAAGCGACCTAAGGCCAGTTTTTGGATTTGGTTTTCTCAACACAGTTCCGCAGACCAGTTTACAAATCAGGCAAAACAGTTGACTCAAATGGAAACAGAACCAAGCGTTTCGTTAAATGAATCAGCTCGAGCTATGGGACGAAAAGGTGGGCGCTCGAAAAGCGATGCAAAACTTTCGGCGTGCAAAGAAAACTCGAGGTTGTCGCGTGGTGCGGTTGCACAAATGGCGAAACGTTTACACGGGCGAAACCTGCGAGCAGACGATAAGCGAATTCTCGAGATCAAAAGAAATCTCAAAATTGATTTGCCGGAAAATGTGCATAAGAAATGTAAACTCGAAGTCGAAGGGATGGAGGCATGAAACTTTTTTGAAAAAGGTAATTGAAGGCGACGTCATTGAGTGGCTGACCGGCGGTGCCGTAAAAAACGGCAGCAAATCCATTCAATCAAGAGCAAGCGCTAGCAAAGCGTGGGACAACATCATCGTTATGATGGCTCGTTATCATCACGGAAGAGGAGTCAAAACAATCGCCAAGGAATTTGGAACCTCTGGCTGTCAGGTTTTGCACGCTTTAAAAGAGGCGGGAATCGACACGACGAAGCGAAGGAATTACTTAAAGCCGAGCGATTCGCTGACTCCCAGCGAAACGAGAAAAGCGAGATGGCGCGAGAGCATGGCGATTCCGTCCGCAAGGCTAAGAAAGACCGTGATGAATCGAATATGGTCAGCCATGAAAAGTCAGCGAGTGAATGGCGTCGGCTCGTTTTCTCTGGTCGGTTGCCCAGTTGGATTTCTCAGGAGTTACATCGAGGGCAAATTTGAGAGAGGAATGACGTGGGAAAATTACGGAGAATGGCACGTCGATCACATCCGCCCATGCGCTTCATTCGATTTGAGCGACAAAGAGCAGGTGCTTCAGTGTTTCAACTGGCGCAATCTTCAGCCAATGTGGGCATCTGAAAACATAAGCAAAGGCTCCAACTATGCCCAAACCTGAGCCCGAACTAACCGCCATCGCCGAGGCGTTGCAAATCGACGTCCGCACGCTGCGGAACTGGCGCAAGCGCGACGGCTTTCCGCACGGCGAGGACGCGGCAGCAGTCAAGGTCTGGGCCGACCGGCACGGGCTCGGCAGGCTCAAAGACTCCACCCTCGCCGAGCTCAAAGCCGAACTCATGCGCGAGCAAATCCGCCTCGCCCGCTCGAAGAACGAGCGCGAAGCCGGTGACGTGATCGACCGCGAAGTCGTCGAGGCGATGCTCGTCACGCTGGGGCAGAAGCTCAACCTGCTGCTTCGCCTCAAGCTGGAGGTCGAGCTGGGGCCGCGCGGCGTCGGGATGAACGCAGCCGAGTTGAACGTTGAGGGCGGCGTCATCCTGCAAGAGATTCGAGAGGTAGTGAACGCGAACATTGCGACGTTCGAGGGCGAGGCGTTAGACAGGTCGCGGGACGGGGAAAAGATTGTTTGAAATAGTGCTTGCAAACAATCAAACGGTGAATAGGGTTTGAAACATGAACAACACGCCGACCATACAAAACGCAATGTCCGCCCTTCTTTTTGCTCTCGGATTCGACGCAATGGCCTCAGCGGTAAAAACCGAAACCGACCGCGATCGCCTCAGTCGCTACGCGCGCGTGATCGTCAAGCAGTCGCCGGCCGATAAGAAATTGGCGCTCGCGAATAACTTTCGTCTAGCCGGCCTGCTATGACCGCCGGCGGCAAACGCAAAGGCGCAGGCCGCAAGCCGCTCCCGCCCGACCAGCGGGCCGTCGGCGTGACGATGCGCGTCCGCCCCGACATCGCGGCGCGCTTTGCCGCGTGGTGCAAGCTTCGCGGCGTGAGCCAGTCGCGGGCGTTCTCGGCGTGGGTGAAACGCTCGGCGCGGGAATCGCCGCGAGGACTTTGATCATGAAAACAACAACGAAAAAACAGACGAAAAGAAAGGTTGGGGACATCGTGCACTACAATGCAATCGCCGACATAGGCGGTGAATTAATCGCGACAATGGAGCGCGACAATTCAGCGCTGCAACTCGTGGAGTTTTATCATCTGAGCCGGCGAGACTCAAAAGGCGTTTGCGTTTCTCGCGGAGGCAGTTTGGTTGGAATCTGGGATTGCCGCGTAATCGGAGGGGGAACGGACGGGTGGATGTGCGAGTTCGCGATTTACGAGCCGGCATCTGATTTGTGACCGCCTCCGACCTCCTCTGCGCCACCCTGCGCCTCCCGCAGCCCGACCGCTCGCCGATCTACGAGTGGGCGCGGAAGCACATAATCCTGCCCGAGTCCTACGCGACCAGCGGACCGTTTAACGTCAAGATTTCCCCGTGGCTCATTCCGATCTTCGACGCTTTGCAGAACCCGCTCGTCCGCCGCGTGCACTTCCGCAAAGCCGTGCAAATCGGCGGGACGCTCGTCGCTGACATCTGGGTTCCGTGGCTCATCTGCAACGACGCGGGGCCGATCTCGTGGACGATGCAGACCGACGAGATGATCGACCGGCACGCGAAGTCGCGGCTGAACCCGATCTTTGAGTCGTGCAAGCCAGTCGCGGCGATGCTCCCGCGCGTCGGGCCAAACCGGACGACGACCGAGATTTATTTCGGCGGCTTCTTCTTTCTGCTCAATCCTGCGAACATTTCCAGCCAGCAATCGCAGTCGATCAGGTGGAAAATAAATGACGAGATATGGCTCCCGAAATGGCAGGAGGTGTATGGCCACGCCGTCGCTCGCGTCTCGCGCTTCGAGGAGGTGGGGCGCTCGAAGATTTACAACACGTCGCAAGCTCCGATCATGGACCTTGAAACCGGCAACGTCGAGGACACCTCGTTCCGCCAAGGCAATCAGCAGGAGTGGAGCACTGAGTGTCCGTCGTGCCGCAAGGTCCATCCGATCGCCTTCGCGCTCGACAAGAACGAGGACACCGGACTGCGGGGCGGAGTGGTCTGGGATGCCGCGGCGAAGCGCGATGATGAGACGTGGGACGTGCCGCGGGCGGTCGCCTCGTGCCGTTTCCGGTGCCCGCACTGCGGTCACGAGTCGCCCGACACCGACACGACGCGCAACGGCTGGAAACGCGCCGGTCGCTTCGTGCCGCTGAACCCGACAGCGCCGTCGGAAATCCAAAGCTTCCGCGTGGAGGCCGTCGTCAGCCGCCCGATGCGGTTACTCGTCGAGGAGTTCTGCGAGGCCGACAATCACCACGTGCGGCAGGGCGATGACAAGATGAAGATCGAGTTTCGCACCAAGCGCGAGGCGCGGCCGTGGATCGTCGAAAAGAAGGTGGTGAACTTGTTTGTCACCAAGTCCGACTACACCGTCGCGCAGTTCTCGAACGGCGAGGGCATCGACGGCGAGGTAATCCGGTTTATGTCGATCGACCGCCAGCAGGACCATTGGTGGGTCGAGATCGGCGCGTTCTCCTCGGCGACGGGGCCGACCTACAAGCAGCTTTATTTCGGCCGCATCGAGACGCGGGACCAGCTTCGCCAGATGCAATACCGCTACAAAGTGCAGGACGCGTGCGTCGCTCAAGATCGCGGTTACCGACCGGCTGACGTGGACCGTGACTGCGCGGACTTCGGTTGGCGAGGGATGCGCGGGCACGCTCGGAAGACGTGGACGATGCGCGACGACGCGAGCGACAAGCTGATTAACTTCCCGTTCAGCGAGCCGCGCGTGAGCGACTACCGAGGTGGGGACGTCTATTACTACGACTGGTCGGGCGACTATTTCAAAGACCTTTTGGCGAACGCGCTCGAGGCCAAGGGCGATCTCAAATGGCTCTTGCCGGCCGACGTCAATCCGCTGTATCTCGAGCACCTTAAGGGCGAGTCGAAGGTCGAGATTCGCACCGGCGTCTGGGAGTGGCGCGAAGTCAAAAGCAACGCGCCGAATCACGGGCTCGACACCTCGGCGATGATGCTCTGCATGGCGACGATTGCCAACGTCGTGCGCTACACGCCGGTGAAAGACTGAGCTAGTTTGACGTTTCGAGCCTTGGTATGCTCGACAACCCATTTCTCGGACTGGATAGCGCCACCCTGACGGCGCTGAAGACCAAGACAATTGACGCTATCCAAGCGGTGCTCCTGAACCAGAGCTATTCGTTGAACGGCAAGAGCGTGAGCCGCGCGGACCTCAACGCGCTGAACAATATGCTCGGCAATCTGCAAGACGCATTGACGGACGCGGCGGGCACGTCCACCGATACGACCTTCGTCAGCTTCACCGGCAACTGAACAACATGGAAAACGACATTTTCGACGCGTCAAAATTGATCGCCCAGAAACCGTGGCTCGACCGCGCGCTCGAAAACATCGCGCCGACGTGGGCGTTGAAACGGCTAGAGGCTCGCGTCGCCAAGTCACTTTTCGAATACAACGCGGCGCGGACGAATCGCTTGTATGCTCCGAAACAATACGCGCAGCCAGCGGAGTCATCGCAGAACCAGCGCGACCGCGTCGTGATGATGTATGAGGCGCAGGACTTGGTCCACAATTTCCCAGAGGCTCGCGAAATTTCACGGAAGTTCGGGACGTATTTAACGCCCAATGAGTATTCTCCGACGACCGGAGATCGCGATTACAACCAGACCATCAGCGAGTATTTCCACGCGTGGTGCAAAACGTGCGACGTGACCAACCGGCACAGCTTCAAGAAGCTCGTGCAGCTCGCCGCCGAGGAAAGGCCGGTCGATGGTGACTGCGGCTTCGTCATCCGTCGCAGCGGAGAAGGGCTCAAGCTCCAGCTCGTGCCTGCGACGCGCATCGGAAATCCGAATGACACGGCGGTCGCGTCGAACAACTACTTTCAAGGCATCATCACGAACGACTTCGGCCAGCCGGTCGCTTATCGGATTTATCGCGTGAGTCGCGACGGCGTTTATTTCGGCGCGGAGGACATTCCCGCGAATCAGTTCTGTCACTACATGGACCCCTTTCGGGTGGACCAGTATCGCGGAATCACAGATTTCCACGCCGCGATTCAGACCGCGCGGATGCTCCACGACATCCTGCAAGCCGAGAAGGCGGGCGTGCGTTTCTCGTCGCAACAGGCCGCGCTGATCTTCAACGACCGAGGCATCGCGAATCCGCGCAATCTGTTCCAGCCGAATCCCGCGCTCTCGCTCCCGAACGGACAGCAGCAAAAGAACGAGCTCACAGAGGTCGGCATGATTCGGTATTTCCAGAACTCGGACCGCGTGGAGGTGATGCCATCGCGTCCGTCGCAGGCGTTCACAGGCTTCGTGCAGCATCTCATGCACGAGATTGCTCTGGGCGTGGGCGTGCCCGAGGGCGTTCTGTTCGGCACGCAAGACTACAAAGGCCCAAGCGTTCGCGCCGAGTTCGCCGCAGCCGACCGCGTATTCACGCGCCAGCAGGGCGTGCTCACCGACAAGGTTCTCGACCCGATCAAGGACGCCGTGATTCTCGACGCCATCGCGCGCGGGGAAATCTCACCGCCTCCGCTTCTGGCCGGCGAGACGATGGTTCACGCATTGCGACGCGCGACCTCGGGCGAGTGGCGTTTCCCCGCGAAGCTCTCGATCGACGTGGGCCGCGAGTCGGCAGCGAACATGAACGAAAACCGGCAAGGCGCGAAGT